GACCACATATCAAGAGAACTTTACGACTACACAAAAAAACTTATTGACGGATCAATCGAAGATGATTCATTCTTAGGTATCATTTACGAAGCTGATGAAAGCGATGATATTTTTAGTGAAGAAACTTGGAAGAAAGCAAATCCAGGTTACGGAACAATTATCAAAAAAGAGTATATGATGCAACAATCTATCAAGGCAAAAAACGAGCCTTCATACGAAAACACTTTCCGTAGATTACATTTGTGTCAATGGGTTGCAAATGAAACTAAGTGGATAAGTGACGAAAAGTGGATGGGTTGTTCTGATGAAGTAGATTTACAATCTTTAAAAGGCAAATATTGTTACGCAGGATTAGACCTTGCAAGTACACGAGATATTACTTGTCTTGCTTTATTATTTCCTGATGAAGAGGGTGGTTACGATGTGATTAATTACAATTTTATTCCTGAAGATAACGCTAGAAAAAGGTCTGAAAGAGATAAGGTAAATTATGATAAGTGGGAACGTGAGGGGTACGTTATTTACACTCCTGGAGATGTAACAGATTACAATTACATAAAGCAAAAAATTCGTGATTTAAGTGAATTGTACGACATACAAATTGTTGCTTACGATAGGTGGAACTCGTCACAACTTGTTATTGATTTAATGGAAGAAGGTTGTCCTATGATTCCTGTAGGTCAAGGATTTAAAACAATGTCACCTGCTACAAAAGAAGTTGAAACTTTAGTTTTAGGTGGCAAGATAAGACACGGGGGCGATCCTGTGTTAAGGTGGATGATGTCAAATGTAGTTTTGACTTTAGACGCTCCAGGAAATGTAAAGCCAAATAAGGCTAAGAGTAACGAAAAGATTGATGGTGTAGTGGCTTGTATTATGGCACTAAGTGAAGCTATGGAAAATAAAAATAAAGGTGGCTCAACTTACGATGACAAAGAAATATTTTTTATGTAAAGAGCAAATTGTAGAATCACAATACAATGTTATTCGAGAGATTGCAATTAATGTTTTACGCACAAATAACGATCTTCACTTCTTAGATGATTTAGTTCAAGAAGTTTGCTTGATACTTTTAACACAGCGTAACGAATCTATTAAAACAATTTACGAGCAAGGACACTTTAAATTTTATGTAGCAAGAATAATTACTAATCAAGTTTTATCTTCTACATCTCCATTTCACAAACGATACAGGCAAAAAATTCTTGATTTACCTATCATAGAAGAAGAATATAATCCTTTAGCTGATAAGATTTGGGTAGACATACATCACTTTTTAACTAGAAAAGAAAGAGATTTAGTTAATTTAAGATATGTTTACAAGTTAAAAATAAAGGAAATAGCAGACATTAAAGGTGTTTCTACAAGGCAAATTCACAAAAGTTTAAGTAGGGTTAAGAAATATTTACAAAAAAAATACAAATAAAAGGTTCACATATTGTGAATTTATATATATGTATATGGGTAAGGTACATTAAACTTATAGGAATTTGGCAACATCAATATTTGATTTTTTTAAAAGAAAACCACAAGTTAAAAACCAAGAACAAAGGTTTTACGGCTCAGGTATTTACAACACAAGTCTAATAGGCAATGCTTCAGGGCAACCTGTAGATAAGTTACGATCTTTACAACTTTCAACAGTTTGGAGTTGTGTAAGAGTAATCTCTGAAACTATTGCTTCTCTGCCTATCTCGCTTTACGAAAAAGACCAAAGTGACAAGAGATATATTTTATCTAGCAATCCACTACATTTGCTAGTAGGTGAACAACCTTCTACCCTTTACAATTCCTTTAATTTCTTTGAAAAGGCTTTAGTAGACCTCTGTTTAGATGGTAACTTTTATGCTTATATTGAGAGAAATAATGGTGGTTTACCTACTCAAATTATCCCTATTCAATGTGAAGATGTTACTGTCTATGTATCGCCTGATGGTAGAGAAGTTTATTATCAAATAGAACAAAACGAAACTATACCTTATCCTATAACTGGAAAGGTTGGTTCAGACAATATGCTTCACATAAAAGGTTTGTCTTGTGATGGTATTGTTGGTAAATCTCCAATACAAACTCACGCACAATCTTTAGGTGTATCTTTATCCATAGAAGAATTTGCAGGGTCATTCTTTAAAAATGGTGCTTCCGTAGGCGGTATTCTTAAACATCCAGGAACACTAAAACCTGAAACTGCTAAACGATTAAGAGCAAGTTGGAATCAAACTTATAGTGGTTCTATCAACGCAGGTAAAACAGCAATACTTGAAGAAGGAATGGAATTTATGAGTCGACAGATTCCAAACAATCAAGCACAATTCTTAGAAACTAGACAATATCAAATTAGCGATATTGCTAGAATATTTAGAGTACCTAACCACCTAATTAACGATTTAAGCAACGCTACTTATTCAAACATTGAAGCACAGCAAATAGATTTTGCAGTACACACAATTACACCTTGGATTAAGCGTATTGAAATGTCTTTAAATCAAAAATTAATTCCTTTCAACAAAAAAGGTACACAATACTTTAAATTTAACCTTACAGCCCTTTTAAGAGGTGATTCTAAATCAAGAGCAGATTACTACCGAACTTTAGTAAACATCGGTGTAATGTCACCTGACGAGGTTAGACAATATGAAGACTTAAATTCTATGGGTGGTGAAAGTGAAAAAGTTTATATGCAAAGTAATATGATGCCTTTAGATAAATTAGGCGAATCAACAAAAAGAGAAATATAATTATTATGAGTTTAAATCAAATTAAATTACAAGCAACAGAAGCTGTAGCAGTTTCGCCAAGCGATGGAGCAGACTTAGGTACTATACAAGCACTTATTTTTGTAGGTGTAGCGGGAGATATTAAAGTTGATTGTTCAGGGTCAGGCGATGCTATTGTGTTTAAAAATGTTCCTGCGGGAAGTATTTTACCAGTTAAAGTAGATAGAGTTTATAGTACAGGAACTTCTGCAACTAATATGGTTGCTTTATATTAATAAATGATAATAGCCATACAAAATACAATCGGAGCAATCCGAAGTTTTGTTGAGTCTTTTGCTTCAACTAAATCTGTAGCATTTGATGGTACGGATGATTATATGCAAATTGGTAATGTTTTAAATCTTGGTTCGACAACAGATTTTAGTATTTCTTTTTGGGTTAAGGTTAGTGAAGCTACTAATAATACTTTTTTAGGTAAAAGACAAAATAATAGTAATAATTGGAAAATATTTTCAGATTCATCTGATAAAATTAAATTTGAAGCGACAGACGCAGGAACTGTAAGATTTAGTATTGTTTATTCAGGAAGTGCTTTAGCAGAAGGTAGTTGGAATCACGTTGTAGTATCTTGCGATAGAAGTAATGGTTCAACTGGACTTAATTTATATGTAAATAAAATTGCAAGTACATCTGCAGCAGCTTCAGAAGCTGATATAGATAATACTGGTGATTTAAGAGTAGGTGCATTTGGTAGTAATGTAACTCTTGATGGAACTTTAATGGATGAAGTAGCTATATATAATGCAGCTTTAAGTAGTGCTGATGTTGATAAATTATATAATTCAGGAAAGCCAACAGATTTAAGTTTATCAGCATCATACGACACAGATAGAACTTCAAATTTATTGTCTTGGTGGAGAATGGGAGATGGAGTTGGTGATAATTCTAGTACAATAGTAGATCAAGCAGGAAGTAATAATGGTACTTTAATTAATAGTCCAACAATAGTAACAGATGCACCATAAGATATGAGAAAATATGTTATTATAAATAAAGACGAAGTAGAAAGTGTTGATTTTAATCAAGTTCTTGAAACTAGTAAAGAAACTCTTAGATATAAAATTGATGGTAGTGAAAGTTTTGTAAAGTTTGAGGGTGATACACCATCTTTTTTAGAGGGTAAAACTACTTATACTTTGAGTGAAATTTTACTTATATTAAATGACCCTTTAAATGGTTGGGTGTTTAGTGATATATAAAAATAATGGCTTTAAAAGACATAAATACAACCCCTACAAGTGGAATGAAATCCGAAGCTAAGAAAGGTTTGGAGTGGAGAAAAGAGTTTGGTAGAGGTGGAACGAGTGTAGGTGTTGCAAGAGCAAGAGATATAATTAATGGTTCTTTAACTATTTCTACAATAAAAAGAATGTTTAGTTTTTTTAGTAGACACGAAGTAGATAAGAAGGCTGAAGGATTTAGACCAGGAGAAGAAGGTTATCCAAGTGCTGGTAGAATAGCTTGGGCATTATGGGGCGGAGATGCAGGGTTTAGTTGGTCAAGAAAAAAATCAGCACAGATTAAAAAAGAAGAAGAAAAAAATAGTTACGATATGGAAAATAAAGAAACTAGAATATATAATGGTAACCTAGAGGTTCGGATGGATGAAGATTCAAAAGAAAAAAAAGTAACTGGTTACGCTGCCTTGTTCGATACTGATAGTAGAGATTTAGGTTTTAGAGAAACAATATCTACTCGTGCTTTTGACGGGAGATTAGAAGATAATGTAATCCTAACTTATAACCACGATTCTAACTTAATGTTAGATAGAAATATAGGTGGTACACTACAATTAACTGTAGACGAAAGAGGGTTACGATATGATGCTACTTTACCTGACACAACAGCAGGAAAAGATGTAGCAGAACTTATGAAAAGAGGTTTGCTTTATGAATCTTCTTTTGCATTTACTGTAGAAGATGACGAGTGGAGTAAAGATGGAGATACAACACGAAGACAAATTAATAAAATTGGTCGGTTAGTTGATGTTTCTATAGTAGGGGTGGGTGCTTATGCAAACACCGATGTTGCTCTTCGTTCTAAGGAGAACTTTGAAAAAGAGGAATCTGAAGTAATTGTCGAAGTAAAACAAGAAGTTAAGGAATCGTTTGACGATTCAAAGTTAAATATATTAAGTAACGAATTAAAACTAAAAAAACGAATATGAAAAATTCGATTGAAATTCGTCAAGAACGAGCAAATGCTATTGAAAAAGCTAACGACTTGTTAAACTTGGCAAAAAATGAATCTCGTGATTTCACAAATGACGAGCAAGTATCATACGATGGTATGATGACTAACATTGACAAAATGGCTAAAGATATTGAAGTTATTGAACGTCAAGAAAAATTAAACGCAGAAGTTGCTTCTAATCCAGTTTCTTTTGAAACTCAAGATGTAGGTACATCTAAAGAAGAACGATCGTATTCTTTCTTTGAGGCTGTAAACGCTGCAAAATCAGGTAGAATAGAAGGTTTGGTGCGTGAAATGGATCAGGAAGCTCGTAACGAAAATCCTAATCAAAACTTTAGAGGTGTTGCTATTCCAAGTTCAGTATTAGAATCTCGTGCTAATAACACAGCAGTAACAGCAAGTGCTTCTCCTTCAGATGTTCGTTCATTTACTGATGATATGTTTGCTGCTTCTGTTCTTGTAGGAGGTGGAGCGAATTTTTATACTGGATTAAGTGCTTCACAAAAAGTACCAATTGTAACAGGAATAACAGCAGCTTTTCAAGCTGAAGCCGCAGGTGTAAACACTCCCGCAGGTGTTATTGGTGGTGCTGAATTGACTCCAAACACTATTATTGCTGCAACTAATGTTTCTAACGCAGCATTTGCACAAAATTCTAGTATAGAAGGTGCTTTTAGACGTTCTATGGCAGCAGCTATTATGTCAAAATTTGAAGAAAACTTGTTACATCAAGCTGACCAAACTGGTCCTAATTCTATCTTTTTAGATTCTCCTTCAGCAGGTACAAAATGGGCTAATTCAGGTACAGGTGTAGTTCAACCTATTGCTTCTATTCAGGCAATGACTAATTTAATGATTACTCAATTTAACGACACTAATAAAGAGTCTATTAAATTGTTAATGAATGGAGCAGCATACAAATGTTTAATGGTTGAGGTTTCAGGTACAGCAGGTTCAGGTATTTCAGCAGGAACTCTTAATCTACAAGATAGAAGAGTTCTTAACATTCCTTACTTTGTATCTAATAATGTTGGTGCTGGTACAGATTCTGCTACTAAAGCAAGAGCATTGATGATAGATATGGAAAAAATACACCTATGTATGTTTGGGGCTTTAGACGTGTTAGTGGACCCTTACAGTCAATCTTTAAACGGAGGGACAAGAATTGTTTTAAGTTCATTACTTGATGGTCTTGTTTCACAAGATGTTGCTGGTAATAAAGAAGCAGGTGTAAACATTGTTTCAACGCTTACTGCATAATAATTAGATTAATTTAAAAGGTGAAAGGGGTAATACCCTTTCCCTTTTCTTTATAAGCCAATAAATGTCGTATTTAGATAACATATTTGATTCAAACACTTACCAATACCTTAATCCTAGTCAAAATAGGTATGGTAATTTAGAGTTTATTGAATTAGAAAACGCTAATCAAGTTGTAACAACTGCTGAATTAAAATCTCAACTTAGAGTTGATGGTTCTACTGAAGACACGTTGTTGGGTACATATATAAGTGCTGCGACTCAAATGGCTGAACACTATTGTAACAGACACTTTATTACAGCTAAATATAAACTTTGGTTTAATGAATTACCAAATAAATTTAGTTTGTATTACCCTGATGTTACTTTTACTTTTACTGGAGCAGATGCTGCTAAAGATGGTTTACACTATTTAGCTGCTGTTGGTTCTACTTATACTTTATTTGCCAATACAAATTGGTATTCTAATCAAAACACCAATCCTTGTCAAGTTACGTTTACTACAAAACCTTCGGATGCAATAAGTACAAGTAATTTGACAGGTGCTACAAATGGTATTTACTATTTTCAATTTAAGACAGGATTTGGAGATGCTGCAAGTGATGTTCCTGACGCTATAAAACAAGCGATTAAATTAATTGCTGCTGATATGTATTATTTCAGAGAAGATCGTAAAAGACAATTTCCTATGGCTTCTGAAATATTGTTACAACCTTATAAATGCTATCAATAAAATATGGCTTTTATTAGTGAAATAAAGGCAGGAGAGTTTAACATCAGATTAGACTTGATGTACACTAGCGATTCTACAAATAGTTTTGGTGAGGTTACAAGTACCTATGCTACAACATATAGTTTTTGGGCAAAAAAAAATGTTACATCATTAAGAAATATAAATGAAAAATGGGAAGGTGACCAATTACAATCTTATGGTAACTTCTTTTTTCAAGTTAGATACGATTCTACTTGGGTTAATACACTTAAACCTACTTGGCGATTAAGAAACTCAGATTCGCCTAATGAAACTTATGAGATATTAAGTTGGATAGTAGACCCTCGAAAAGAGTATGTTGAGTTTTACGCTAGATTAGATTTAGACTAATGGCGAATTTTTTTAAACCAAATGCAGGAAAATCTTCTTTTAAACGTCTTGAAATAATAGGTGTTGAGGAACTTAAAAAAGCCTTTACAGAAATAGGAGAAACTAGAAAAAGGGCTAGAACCGAAATAAATAAAGCGTTGCAACCTGCTGCTAAGATAGCACAAAGAGCCGCTAAACAAAAATATAAATTAGCGAGTAAGCAAGAAGTGCCAGGTAAAAGATATAATCCTAATACTCGTAAAACTATAATAGGAAGAACTTTAGCAGATTCAATACAAGTAATTACTGCTACAAAGTCAAGAGAGCCAGGATTACTTGTAGGACCAAGAGTTAAAGGTCGCTTTAAAAGTGCTAACTGGAGTAAGAATGGTGCAGTAAATTTAGCACAATTATTGATAAGAGGTTCAAGTGGTGAAAGATTTACCAAAAGCGGTAAAAGTACAGGTATTTTACCTGCCCAACCTGACCACTTATTAAAAGTAGCAAAAGAA